GGCGAGGCAGAATTAAAAGAGCCGGACAAGGAGCCGGAGAAAGGTGAGGAAGATGCCAGTCAAACCGAATAGAGAATATCGTGCCATGTCCCTGATGAAGCCGTCTGAGCAGAAACGCATCCAGACGGATTTTTATGTTGAGGGATATGCGACCACGTTCAATGATCCGTATGTCCTGTTTGAGAGCGAGGGCAACAAATACTTTGAAGTCATCGACCGTAGCGCCCTGGACGGGGCAGACATCAGCGACGTGATCATGCAGCTTGATCATCAGGGGCGGGTGCGGGCAAGAACCAGCAATGGGACGCTGGGAATCGAACCGGATGATCACGGATTGTTTTCATACGCCGATTTGGGAAAGACCAGCGCGTCTCGCGAATTGCATGAGGACATTTCCAGCGGATTGATTACAAAAATGTCCTGGGCGTTCACCGTGGATGCGGACGAATATGACAAGGCCAACCGGACGAGAGTGATCAAGCGCATCAAGAAAGTATACGACATCAGCGCGGTTTCAATTCCGGCCAACCCCGGAACGGAAATATCTGCCCGTTCTTACTTCGACGGAGTGATCGAAGCGGAGCGCCAGGAGTTGGCGCGGAGGCAGAAAGAACTTGAACTACTCAAGGCGAAATACTTTTACATGGGAGTAACTTGATATGAATCTGGATGAAATGACCCTCCGTGATGTGGAGGAAAGGCTGGCCGCGCTTGATGAGGAAGTGCGGTCTTTTACTGAGGCGGAGGACGTTGAGAAAGCAACCGAGGAAAAGAAAGGTCTGTTGGAGCGAAAATCCGAACTGAAGGACCTGGAGGCGCGGAAGAAAACCGCGCTGGAACTGAATCAGGGCAAGGCGCCCGAAAAAACCATCGAAGAAAGAAAGGCTGATACCAAAATGGATTTCAAAGATATGTCCCGGCATGAGGTCATTTCGACCCCTGAATACCGCTCCATGTTCTACAAGCGCCTGCTGGGCCAGGGGCTGAACGACGTCGAAAAGCGCGCCGAGATGGCTATTTCCGACATCCCCGGCCTCATCCCAACCGCCTCGTCCAGCCGCATCTTTGAGCTGGTCAAGCAGTACGCGCCCCTGCTGAACGAAGTCACCCTGCTCAGGGTGCCCGGTCCCGTCAAGTTCGGCGTGGAAGCGACCAACAACGACGCGACCATCCACACTGAAAACGCCGAGATCACCCCCGCCGCCGACAGCATGACCTACGTGCAGCTCAACGCCTTTGAAATCGTCAAGGTGCTGCGTATCTCCAAGACCGTCGCCCGCCAGAGCATCGCCGCGTTCGAGGACTGGCTGGTTGGCTATCTGGCGCGCTCCATCGGCAAGGCTGTCGGCAAGTACATGATTTACGGCTCCGGCTCCAGTCAGCCCAAGGGCATCGACTACTCGTCCGGCGCGGCCTGGGCCGACAACACCGACGCGACCCAGTGGGCCGGGGCATCCCCGACCGCCGCGGAAATCGTCGAGCAGGTCAGCCGCCTGGAGGGCGGATACCACAACGGCGCGAAGTGGCTGATGAACGCGCAGACCTTCTGGGCGAACGTCGTGCCGGCGCAGGTGGACAGCAACTACAAGCTGCTCACCCCGGACTACACGCGCCTGCTGGGCTACCCAATCCTGTTCGACGACAACGTTGCTGCTGGCGATATGTTCTTCGGCAACTTCCGCGAGAGCATCGTGGCGAATATGTCCGAGGACATCGCCGTGGAGCGTTCCAGCGAATCCGGCTTCCTCGCCAACGCCTTCGACTTCCGCGGGAGCTGCATCTTCGACTGCGTACCGACGCACGAGGGCAAGGGCATCGTGAAGGGCGCGGCTGCACTGACTGTCGGCGCCTGATAGGAGGGTATGATGGCGAACTACCTGCAATCTGACGCGTACAGCCTGCCTCTGCAAGAGGTCAAGCTGGCGCGTATGACCATCACGGAGGCGAACGCGACGGTGGCCGATACCGACGGCATCCTCGCCGTCGCGAACACTACCGGGCCGTGCAAGGTCGAGCTGGTTGCGGCATCGAACGCCGCGGACAAGCTGACCATCGCGTTTCCCTGCACGCAGGCGGACGACGCGGCGCAGGCCGGACTGTACATCAAACTGGAGGCGGCGGCTGATGACGTACTAGCCGTTTCTGCTTCCGATACCACCGGTGAAATCAACATCAAACTGGCCAAGACCACTGCTGCGAACAACACCGCCGCGCTGATCCAGGCGGCTATCCGAGCGGTGACCCCCAGCGAGGGCGCAGCGGGCGTGGTCAAGGGCATCAGCGTCGCGGCCATTACCTGCACGGCGGCGGGGAACTGGGACACCGCGGCGAAGGCGCCTGCCGCTGGAATGGCAAATGTGCCTTTCGCGGGCGGCGCGGGCGAGACCAAGACCGTGTTCCTCGCGCAGCCTTCCTGCGCCCGGAGTATCACGGCGACCACCGCCAACGGCGACGCGGCCGGAGACATCGGCGCGGTGTCCGTCATCGTGTATGGCACCAACATCGACGACCAGCCAATCTCCGAGACCCTCCCGGCGTTTTCGGCCAACACCGCGGCGACCAAGGAAGGCGCCAAGGCGTTCAAGACCGTTACCTCTGTTTTCCTGCCCAGCCACGACGGCACGGGCTGCACCATTTCCGTGGGCTGGGGCGAGAAGCTCGGCCTGCCGTACAAGTTCAGCAAGACCCCGCTGTACTGGGTGACGCGGGACGGCGTGATCGAGACGACGCTGCCGACCCTTACGGTTGACGCGGACGAAATCGAGAAGAACACGTTCGACCTCAACGGCGCGCTGAACAGCAAGGAAATCTGCTTCTACATGGGCGTACCGGAAGCGTAAGGAGAGTGACAGCAGATGGCAGTGAGCGGCGGCTATCTCCTCAAGATCAGGACCGCCATCCGGCGGTACACCGCGATGAGCGCTGACCTGACCGTCGAGCTCCAGGACACCATTGAGGAATGCAGGGCCGACCTGATCCGGCTCGGCATCCCCTCTGCGCTGGCGGCCAGCGAAACGGATTACCACATCCTGGACGCCGTCAAGCGGTACGCACGGGCGGTATTCGAGCCGGACGCGGACACGCAGCAGACCCTGTGGGAGCAGTACCGCCTCAAGGCGGACGAGCTCAGGCGCATGAGGGACTACGCTTACCTGACCGTCACGTTCACGGTCAAAACAAGCGGCGCCGTGGCGATCGCGGACGCGCTGGTCCGGTTCAACGGAGAAAGCATCTATACCAATTCAAGCGGCGTAGCCGCGTTCTACTACATCCAGCCCGGGCAGAACCAGGAGTACAGCGTCGAGGCTGACGGGTATGTATCTCAAACGGTGGACCTGGACGTCACCGCGAGCGCGTCCGTCGCGGTCACGATGGTGGCGGCATGAGGATGCTGGAGACGATCACGCTCAGAAACACGACAACGGCGCCTGACGCGAACGGCGTGGCGACCAAGACCAACACGGACCGGGTCGTGTACGCGGACGTGCTGAGCGTGAAGCGCAGCGAGTTCTACGCGGCGCAGTCGGCGGGCGTACGGGCGGACATCCTGTTCCGGGTCAACGAAGAGGAATACTCCGGCGAGATGACCGTGGTCTACGACAGCGTGTCCTACAAGGTATCGCGGATGTACACAGACCGGGGGCGGGTCGAGTTGACCTGCACAAGGAGGTGAGGCCGTGAGCGTCAGGAGCAGCGTGGTGGCGGCACTCACGCCGACCGCGCCGGTGTACTGGCAGAAATGGAGCGGCGACGACGCGCCGCCCGCGAAGTATTTCGTGTTCACCACCATGACCGTGCCGGACGAGTGGCACGACGACGCGCAGAAAACGCGCAAAACCTACGTCTACCTGAATCTGTACAGCGAGACGGACTACCTGAGCCTGGTCCCGGCCATCCGCACGGCGATGGAGACGGCGGGGTTCGTGCCGGTCGACGAGCGGGACGTGGGCGACGGCGAGGGGCAGTCCACCGTGCACGACAACTACCACCTGAGCATGACGTGGTCAATCCGGGAGGCGGTCTGATGGGTGTAGAAATGACGGGCTTCCTTGAGCTGACCGACGAGATCGAGAGGATGGCAGGCCAGTTCGTCGACGCGGGGCTGGAAGGACTGGACGCGATCATCCGGTCCGGCGCGGAGCCGATCCTGAATCAGGCGAAGCTGAACTGCCCCGTTCGAAGCGGCGTGCTGAAGGACAGTCTGAAGATTGCGACCCAGAGAAGCGGCTCCAAGTTCAAGGCCCGCATTGGCGCCCAAAAGGGCGGTCCGGGTTTCTACGCCACGTTTGTGGAGTACGGACACGGAGGCCCGCGCCCGGCCGGGCCGCATCCCTTCCTGGCACCTGCCTTCGACGCAAAAAAAGAGGATGCGTACAGCATCATCAAATCGGCAATCGAGTCCAAATTAAATCTATGAGGTGAAAGCAATTGGCTATTAAATCAACCATCGGCCTGAGAGATTTGGTCACGGCAGAGCTGCTGACCGACACCGTAGCCGGAACCACCTACGACGCCGTGGAATCGGTCGTTGGATCGATCAACATCGAGATCAGCGACGACTCTGGATCGGCGGATGTACAGTATGCGGACGACGCCGAGTTCGACAGGCTCTATCCGCTGCCCAAGCTCTCGTTCTCCATGGAGATGGCAGACATCCCGCCCGCCATGCAGGCGAAGTTCTTCGGGCACGCAGTTGACACGAATGGCGTGGTCGTATCCTCGCAGGACGACATCCCGCCCTATCGTGCATTTGGGTTCAAGTCAAAGAAGGCGGATGGCACGTTCCGTTATGTCTGGCTGCTCAAGTGCATCCCTGTCAAACGGTCCATCGACCACTCGCACAATACCGAGCAGGGCGACTCCGTCGAGCGCCAGACCGGGAAAATCGACTGGGAAGTGGTCCCGACTGTCTACACCGGGGAATACCAGTACATGGTGGACGACGACACCGCGGCCTTTGCCGGCAGCAAAGCGTCCTTCTTCAACGCGCCGTATGTGGCATCTGTGTCCGGCGACCTGGAAATCACCACGCAGCCGCTTGACCAGTATTTCGCGGCGGCGGCAGACGGCAGCCTGATCGTGGAGGGCAGCAACACCCCGTCCTACCAGTGGTACAAGCCGGTCACCCGGGCCTACGACGGAACCAA